CCCACCATCAGCAATAAAAGACGCCGCTTGGCCACTAGTGCTTGATGTGGCATAAACGCCATAAGCGCCAAGAGGTGCAGTTTCGGCTGCATTCAGTCCATTAAAGTTAGGATTTCTAATATAATTGTGGTGAGACTGAAATCCATCTAAATAGACTGCCGCAGTTGTATAGCCACGAGCAAAACACGAATTAAACTCATGGAAATCGTTTCCAGCATCTGTTCCGGTATTTGTAACCAGATAACAAGAAGAAACTTGGCCATTCCCAACAACACTCAAGCTGTTAAATATATTTGAACTCGCACTTAAATTATTAAGCGTATTATCCTGAGTGGTAACAAAACCATTTGTTAAAGAGTTGGGAGCTTCGACATAGATCTCCATATCTTCAACACGACAATGATTGCAATCGACAAGGTTTATACCATTGGCAAATGATCCAGAAACAATCAACCGAGTCTTCCCGGCCCCTAAACCTTTAAGAATGACTCCATACCCTTCTTGAACTTGTATTTCGGATGTAATCGTTACCTCGTCCTCATTAATAACCACTGCTCCAAGGAGGGCATCTAGTGTTATACCTTCTTTTCGCTCAAAGTTTAAAGTCAAAAGTTCATCTATTGCGGCTTGAACCCCAGTTTGACCGCCTCCAAACCAGGAGGAATAAATAGCACCCTCAAACACCCTCTGAGCATACCAATCCGTATTAATAACAATAATAGTCCCGCCGTTATCCGTAAGACCGTGAGCAGCAGAGTTTCTTAGGACAAAGTCGCCTGCTATGCCGTCGTTGGTGACAGTAGCAACATCACCATCTTGAAGTTCAGAAGACGTTAGCGCGCGTAAAGCTGTGTAATTAGTTACGTGTAAGTTTTCCAGAAAGTCTGCAACAGTTGTTCCGGTTCTAAAGTTGAGCTGAGAAGCATCAAACTGACCTGTAATATTATCCACAACCCATACAGCGTTAGCTGTTGTATTATTATCAGCGTCTGTAGAATTTGTGTATAAAACCAGTTTATAGCTAGCGTTAAAGTGGGGAATAAATACCGTAGTCTCATCAGCATCATTTGAGATAGGCTCGCCACGAGAATTAAGCGCACACTTAGCCAATGTGGCCGTAGGTGTACTGTCTGTTCCCATACTCAATGGCGTAGTAGTACCTGCCGAATAACCCTTTAAATAATAACCATTAGCTGCTGCACCGCCCGCATTGCGTTGAAACTGAGGTACTGCGCCCGATACTGGTGTATATGCCATTTACTCTTCCTCCGCTGCAACTGCAGCTGCAGACGTTAAGCCCGCACCCGTAATTAAAGCTCTTTGTTGTCTTTGTTTTTTCGCTATTTCTGCAGCCTGTACAGCCAATTCCGATCCCGCTTTATCCAAATTAACGTCTGGCCTCATAAGCAGCTCAGATAACTCTTGAGCGCTTTGTTGGGATTTTGGAACGTTAGCCATATAGGCTCTAGCTATTTGCTCGGCATTATTACCAGCGCGTATCACTCTATCAGCTAGACGCGCATTTTTTAGTGTTAGCTTCTGTGCAAGCCCCCTGGAAACCTGACCTATAGCCGGAACAACAAGCGCCCCTACTGCGGCACCACCACTACCAGCTAGAGCGCCTAAGGCGGCACCACCACTACCACCAATTGCACCACCAACAATATTGGTTGCCTGACCCTCGCTTAATGCAAACCGACCAAAAAGCTTAGCTATATTTGCACCTTTTGTCCCCTGCACAACACTATTCATAGCTTTTAGCTCTTCTTTGCTAAAAAACTTTTTCTTTTTGTCGCTGTTTAGAATCTGACGAAACTGAACACGAATACCATTTTCAAAACCAGAAGCCTGCCCCCTAGCCTTCTCTATGGCCTCATTAATCATCTGAGATCGACGGCCTTGACCCCAAAGCTTTCTTGCGGTCTTAACTTGGTTAACAGCTAGATTATTACCCCCCTCAAGCATTCTTGCGTCAAGGCTGTTAAACAAGCTGTCTATCTGGTCAATAATTTCCACACCTAACGCAGAAACCTTTTTGTTTGTGCTATTAGCCGCAGCCTGCGCGGTCTCCCTAGCCTGATCTATCTGCCTAAAGGTTGGCGCGCCACCAACAAGCTCTTCTAGGCGTTGGAGGGCTCGAGTCGCCTCTGGCGTATTACTAACACCGCCCTGCTTTGGAATATCCAAGCCCTTATCTTCCAGCTTTTTTCGAAGATTTCTCACAAAACCAGAAAAAAACTTATCTTTAACGATTACACCAGAATCATTCGCGGCCTCAAAAAGCTCATTGGAGGCTCTAAACAACTGCTCTTGGGTTGGTGCCGCATCATCTAACGCTCGAGCAATTTCCTTTCCGGTAGGAGCTCTACGAATCAACTCCTCACCCTCATCTATTAGGCGCTGAGGAAGTTGATCAGGGCTGCCAAACTTAAGAGCAGCAAGCCTTTCTGCGCCAGCTCCCAAAGCTCCCCCGAGAAGTGCTGATGTAGCAATCTGGTCAGGAGCGGCTCCTTCTCCGGCAGCAATTGTTGCGGCCTCTGTTGCCCCAAGAGCTCCACTGATACCTGTTCTACCAGCTGTAGATGTGACTTGCGGGACAAGTGTCGCGCCTCCTCTTGTTAGTTGTACACCAGTGCCAACTGTCCCTGTTAATGGGGCAGCCGCTATAAATGGGGCGGCTTCGCCAGCTATCTTCCCTAACTGTGCTGAACCCCTCGTTTTTTGCAACTCTTGTAAGGCGGGATCTTCGAGCTCCTGAAAAACATCTCCACCAAACGGTCTTGAAACACCCCTGCCCAAAGTTCTCAAACCCTGCTGAAATCCAACGGCCGCAGCCTCAACGGGGCCGAGCTCTTCAATAGTTTGAGCTAGAAATGGGTCTCTTTCCCGTAAAGACTCAAAAGCCTGCTTCCTTTGAGAAGAGGCGGATGGAGCGGTCGGTCTTACCGACTCCGGCAAAACTCCAAGCTGTCTCTCTCTAGCCTCTAGCAATAACCGCTGATGCTCTGGCGGAAGACTTTGAGCTTCTGGGCTTAACAACTCTGAGCCGGGAACAGGTTTAGATGGGGAAAACTGTTTTTGTAGTACGGCACGAATATCTTCCTGAGACATATCATCAGGAAACTTTATTCTTTGATCACCAACTTTAACAATAGGCATTACTTAAATGTCCCGCTAACTGGATCAAACTCAAGATCAAAACCCTGCTCAGATGGCTGTTGAGTCGGATCTGCGGCGGGTGCTGATGGCTGTACGGACTGGCCTCGACGTTGTTTCATTTCTTCAACAAAATCAGCCACTGATCCACCGCGCTCCAAAAATGCGATTTGCTCCTCAAAATAGGATCTAAGTTTCTCTTGAGCCGCCTTTTTATCTAATAGGAACTGCTTCAATTCTTCCGGCGGAAGATCTTTAGGTAGGCCAACCTCTTTAGCCAAGTTAAGCTCAGCCTCACTAATAGCGCCCAAAGTGACACCAGAAATAACATCAAGAGCAAACTCGTTCTGAAGGTTATCCAATTTAATAGAGGCTGCGCGTATAGATGGGAAGAATCTATTTTGAATCTTGCCTGTGCTAGCGCCTTCATCTAAAGCATTAAGGGCTCTATCAATATTTCTCAGACCCGTATTAATATTGTTAATACGATCAAATCCAGCATCAATTTTTTTAGCTCTCGATGAGCCAGTAAGTTCTGAGAATTTAGTTCTTTCTTTGATGATTGACTCAGACTCGGCCACCTGTTCAGTCAAATCAGGAGTTGTCGCAGTTGTTATTGCAGAAGATCCCACGGCCCTTGGAGCCAACCCCAAACGAATACGAAGAGCCTTTTCTTGTTCTTCGGGACTTAAAACCTTAATAGATTCTCTAAAGGATAAAAGATCCGCAGATAACTGAGGCTGACTAGAGGCTAAAGCTTGCTGTTGAGCTTGAGCCAAACGAGCTTCCTGCAACTTCTGCAACAAAGGAGCCTGCTGAATAGCCTGACGAGCCTGCAATCCTTGTTGAAGACTCGACATTAAGTCTAAAGGGGTGACCGCTCTGCCAGCTTGTAATGCAATATTAGGATCTAAAGCCATTAGAGTACTCCATAGTCAACCATCAGATAGCCATCTTTCTCCAAGACAGCACCAGGGTTAATTGCCTGTACATCTTGAGCCATAACGCCGTAATACCATTGATCAGAGCTCTTATACTGATACTTATAGGCATCGTACTCTTTGTACTTACCAACCCTGGTGATATTTCTCTTAAGCCTTCGGTCCGAGAACAAAAGACCCAGACCTTGACCAAGCAAATTAACAACATTTTGTGTCCCAGCAGCACCCGCTTGAGCTGCACCAACCTGACCAGCCGCCTGAGCATTAGCAATCTGAGTCAATAAATCACCTGTGCGACCAGCAGTATTAATTCCACTAACACCAGTCTGTGCAGCACTCGCCTGCCCAACACCCAAGGCAGATAAAAGATCACTTCTTTGACGTGAGAGCAAATCAGATCCAGTTCTTAGGAATGCATCCTGAAGCAAAACATCTGTCTCACCTGCAGGGCGACCTTGTGCCGCCTGAGATGCTTGGATTCGTCGCTGGGATTCATCTAGAAGTGCTTGTAATGCGGGATCTTGAGCAATTGAAGCGCCTGCCGTAGGCCCAAATAAACCCTGAGCTTGAGGTAATAAATCAGTACCCAAAGCTCCAGCAAATGGGGCTAATGACTCCTCTAGTCGGCGCTGAGCTTCTTCCGCTACTGTGATAGCGCGCTGGCCCGCATCCTCTTGAAGTCCAGCCGCTCGACGAGCCGCCTCTTCCGCAGACCTGCCCGTGATGTCGTTTATAGCTCCGGTCAAAGGGTCGATAGCCAGCCCAACAGCACCGCCTAGACCGCCACCTAGAAGGTTTCCTACGCCAAACCCAGCAATATCCAGACCCGTAGACTCCCGGAGGGGATCTCGAATCTGCTCTTGGAAAAAGCTACCTATACCCATAATAACCACCAAATAAAAATATACTTAAAGAGTATAACATGATTAGTTTGTAAGCTCTTTTATGCCTAAATTCAAATTTAACGATGATGCGGATGAAGCTAAGGCATACACAGTATCCCCAGTACTTAAAACCCTGCCAACTATAGGGATAGACAGCGTTTCGTTTGGCCAAATATCTTTCTTGTAATACTGGTTAGCCACGGAAACAGAAGCGCCATTCTGAACTATATTTAACGTTAGTGTTACGGTAGACGTCCCTTCATTATGAACAACCGCATAAATAATATGAGAGCTAGCAACCGAGGGAACGGTATAGAGTAGTGTTGAAGTGGCTGGAACCTGCTCCAACGGATAATCTTTATAAGATGTCGCCATAACTACACCGAATCATAAATATTAAAAGAGAGGCGGGCTGAAACCTCTGTATTGTTAGTGTTGGTAGAGGCTGTGCACCAAATTACATCGCGCCCACTAAAAGGAAAGTTGACGGGATCAACAATTTCCAAATGGTTCTCTGTCGAAGTATCCATCACGTATCGAAAAACCTCATATTGCGTCTCAACCAGTCGGTTATATACAAACATCTTAAATGTGACCCTAGGAGAGCCACCGCCCGATATCTTAAGAGCATTCACAAATAGAAACTTAGCCACACCTACCGCGTTAATAGGAATATGCGCCCATAACTGCTGTGTAACACTTGTTTCCGCAGGAACAAACGCCTGAACACTGCCGCCTGTAGTCGCGGTGACGGTAATGTCATTAGTATTGGTATTAGCGCTACCGCTTGAGACAACCACCACTCTATTAATTCCCAGCCCGCTAAAGCTAGTAGTATCCGAACCGCTAGATCCGAGAGCATGAGTCCCCTGCTGTAACTCAAAGTTCTCATCGAGATAATCAACAAGCAAAACCGTAGCGCCAGTTGTAGAGCTACCATCTGTTGTATTGTTATACGCAATATCAAACGTTCCAGCTGTTGTCATTATTGTAGGGGTGTTCGTTGCACTATCTGCGATGATTAAAGCGTCACCGTCTGATGTATCTACATCGTCGCGAAACGCAAACTTATTTAGCTGAGATACACCACTCCTTAAACCCCTCGTGACCTCATCCTGGAAATCGGCAGGTCTGGTCAGGATGGAATCAGCATCCAAACCCTGAGATTGGTTTAAAGGGCTGTTAGGCACCTTAGCGAAGGCTCCATAATACGTATAAAGCTGGAAGGTAGACTGCGCAGAGGCAGAGTTAACAAACCTAACCCTGAAATACCGTGGACCCTTTACTGCTGTATGAAACTCATGGATACCCGCTGCAACAGAAAAACCCTGAACCGGGAATGTGCGCCAATCCGTACCATTAACCGAGAAATCAAAATATAACGTGCCCTCAGTATCTGAATAGCATGAGCACATAACATCAGGGAATGGATTTTGTTCTGCTGTACCCGTGAAAGTAGCGCTAGATGCCAGTGTTGTTGTAGTGGTGTTTGTGGCGCTCTGTATGCCGTAACCAGGGTTAGAAATAAAACTCATTGAATTACCCACTCACCAGCATCATCAATATATTTAAAGTGTGCAACATCATAAGCTCTATGTATTTTATATTCTGTTTGATCGTTTACATCCCCAGAAACAGTAACGATTATGTCGCTAGATGGCTGAACCCAAACCTCTTCACCACCCTTGGGGTTTGAGTTTAATGTAACCGTAGCAGTGGCTGTAACCCTTACAAACTCATTGCCAGATGTGGTGTGCGCTGAACTTACAGAGTAATAGCGTATTTGTTGATCATCAAAAATAGTTTGAAATAGCGCCTGAATGTTTTGCAGTCTATATGTTTGATTCTCTACACTTTCAATCTTATCCGATAGAGAGGTGGTGTCGTCGGTCGTCCCGCCAGTTCTCAAGTAAATCTGATCAAGAATTAAGAATAGCTGCTTCCATAGATTGTTTTGTTCGGCCGTATATTGCTCATATGGATGGATTGAATATAGCGTGGCTGGTGGTATTACATCTGTCATCGCCCAGCCTCCCGAACCCATATAGCCGAATCATAAACATCAAAGGCCGTGTTCTCTGTATACCGAATTTTAACGGTTAGATCTTTAAACTTGGCATTAGAGTAATAATCAACATTTTTTATGTAGTCACCAACTTCACCTAACGAAAGGAATTTGGAAGACCCAAAGTTCCTACCTCCATCCGTTGAAATGCTCACTTCCATTTGTGGATTATCATCGCTCACACCAACACCCGTATTAACCGCAAACTGCAAACACTTCATTTGCAGATTCGCCCTAGGCGCTCCAAGCGTTTCTCCAGCCATGGGCCGGAATACTCTCTCTCTAACACGAGTCACAGAATTATCCTGATATGTATCAACATCCAACTCGTAAATATTGCCGCCAAATCTATCGCCAACGAGTATTTTATTAAATAACCAAGCAAACGTTTTGCCTAGATATAGTTGACCATCTATATGGTAATCAAGCTCAAACCAAAGACTGGTTTCCTCGGAAAAACACCAAGTCTTCCCTTCTGTTGGAAACACAAACATGACAACATCCTGCCCATGCACCTTAGTGCATTGGACGTATGCCGTTTCTTTTGTGTATGTCTCAAATAAAGTGGTAATACCAGGGTTGTTCTCAGCTATATCTCTAGCCTGAAACGAAACTATGCGGTATGGAATTTTGTCATTTCCAAGAAAATATAAGGCTTGAGATGTTCCGCATATGGCGTTTTTGTTTGCCAATCCGGTAGATTCAATAATCACCCCATTAATGCGAGCAAAAGGAGGGTTTCCAGAACCTATATCCTGCCAGGGCTCAAAAGTAGACTCCCCAGCTACAAACAAGAACTGGTCAAACACCTTTATTCCGCGCGTTAAATCAGAGTTTGACTTGGCCTCAAAAGGAATTTCTGTACCAAAAGTTGTAGCGCCCACATCGCTTAGGTGAACTCTTCCCGCAGTATCTAGAACCACAAAACGTTCGTTTAAATAATCAACCTGATCAGGTGTAAAGCTTAAGGAAAGCGTTGTTAATGTCGTCCCATCATGGGTGTACGCCGTTCCACCACCAACAATAAATAAAACATTGCCGTTATCGGCCATAGAAACAAGACCAGAACCCGCTATGACTCCCTCATTTGTCTGCGCTCCGGTGGAGTCAATCTTATATAAAGTACTTCCTGAAACCTTCCACGCATTCGCAAGAAATGGCTTTCTATGAATGCCGCGATCAAACTCCCCCGCCGCGCCAGACGACCAAAGTTTGAGGCCAGGAAACGAATATAAAGCCGCAGTATTCGTCAGAGAATTCTGAGCGGGAACGGGCACCATATTCTTTGTATATTGAGACGAAAGATCTTTAGCTGAGGATATAAAGGAATCGCCAACCACTGTATATGGCTGCCTTTGAAAGCTAGTACTAAAAGGCATTAGGGCGTACTCCCTTCAGTCCTCATTCTTGGAGCAGGGCCGTAACGACCCTTGTTAAACCGCTTGTTACATCCCTTAATGGCCTGCATAAACTGATTGTAGTAATACGTAGCTTTCTCTTCCTCTGCATTATAGAGGTTTACAGCCCACATAGCTCCCATTAGGTACACGCTTGGACAGTCTGCAAGAATGTCGTTCGTGGTATTCGTATCATCCAGGGCGGTAAGCTTCTGGAAGTAATTAATCTCTATCGTATAGGTAGAATCCGGCACTCGATCCCATACAAACTGTGAGGTGACTGTAAAAGATCTTGGCATACCGTTACCCGCGACCTCTTGTAGAGATTCGGGTGTAGCGTATTTAATATCTTGATTGTTTCCTGATAAAACCAGGCTTAAGCTGCGCAATTCAAGAAAGTTGGAGGGAAGAGCTAAAAATCTCGTGCCGTCCGTAGTGTCCGTAGTTCTGGTTTCCATAGATCTATGGCGTATAGGCTGCTGTGCATTCCCATACATTTCAGCCTCAGCTAGATCAATCGCGTCATCAACAATATCGCTGATTCCGTTAGACCCATCTAGCCTTACAATGGCCGCCTTTAAGTTCGAATAATTATCAAGTGCCATCTAGGGATCTCGCTATTACATAGAACCCATGAGGAGTATGGGTTAATTGGTGTACTTTAAATCTAGACCATAACTTCGGTAGCCACCACGTATAATCCTCTTGTGTTAGATGCGCATTTCGTCCATCTGTAAGAGTTTTAATCGCTGGTCCTGTATGTATTGTAAAGAATCCATACTTCTTAGTCACTCTTTGCAGATCATTGAGCACATTGTCAAGCATATCCGGCTCAATATGTTCTAAAACATCAATACATGTCACAAACTCACGCGGCTCTGGATCTTCCGACCACTCGGGCATAGCTGGATCATATAGTTCAATTAAAACACGTCGATCAGGGTCAATAGATTTTGCCAATCGTCCTTTTCCTGCCCCATAATCGAGCATTTCATTAATTTTAAGAGTGTTGATTAAGTTTGTAACCATTGGCGCAAACGACACCGAAGCCACTCCGTATTCTGGGTTTTCGTGTAGCTTCTCCTGCTCTTTGCGGTATTCATCACTTATTAGCACGTTTTTTTGCCTTCTTTGAATGTTTATAGAACTTGGGCATACGATCGCTATAACTTGCAGAGGAATTAACCTCCATTAGTGTTTCATACCACTCATCCGCGAACTCTTGGTTTTCGTAACCTTCAAAACACGGAGAGCCTAACGTGAAATGCACAATCTTGGCGTTAGGATTTGGATCGTACTCACCCACCAAATGGTTATATTCAGGAGGTAGTTCGCCAATACGTTCTGGCGTGGTCCATTCGAACCGATGTAAATACTTGCCTGTAGCTTTACTGACACTGTCACAGGTTAGTTTTCTTACAGGATAATTTGAGCAGTTAAACAACATAACAGAAGACCAATTCTTCATCGGATAGGCGTGCTGCTCATTTCCCAAGAACTTAACCTTATCTTTCGGGATGTAATCATGCTTAACAACGTGTACATCGTTGCCGCCTTGGTATAGATCGAATATCTCAGCGATATCACATCTAACCAGTATGTCGCAATCCATAAACAGGGCTAAACCTTTATATCCAGCCAGATATGGGGTAAGAAATCGAGAGAAAGAAAACTCCGTACTTCCATCCTCTTTATCGCGCTTAAAGTTTCTCATATTCCCCATGTTAATAGGGGTGATGGACACCGGATGTGAAGAGTGTTTCATTATTGAGTGAGCGCACACATGATATGCGGCCGTTTCGTTTGAGTCATAGCCTATAAAAACGTTTAACATTTAATCATATCCCAGTCATCTTTGGCTTGAGCGCCATTAATATTGTACTTAGCGCCATACCCTCTAACCCATCGAGAGTAGTTCCATTGTTTTTTCTTTGCATGAATCATCGATTTGAACATCTCCACCTTGTTCACTGACAATTCGCTTTGCTCGCTTACAGGTTTCTCGCCATCGCTCATTTTGCTTCTGCCTTATTAATTTAACGGATTTATACCAAGGAAAATCACCTTTCATATGGTATCGATAACCAGGATGAGAGGGTGTTAGTACGTAACAAGGAACACCCAAAGCCCCGGCCACATAAACAACTGTAGTGCACGATGTAATGACGTAGTCCAATTGAGATATTAGAGCGGCTAAGTCATCAATAACACCACCCTTGGCCGTAACGTTATAGCGTTTTAAATCATACTTTTCGGCTATTTCATCGCTCACAGCCTTATATTCTAGGCTTATAAAAGTATCTTCGTCGTTGAATATGGGCTCTAAGTCTTCGATCTCTAAGGATCTTCTTTTTTCGCCCGTGCTTTTCAATCCTCCCCGCCATGCCACGCCCACCTTTTTACCTTTGAATGAATCAAACAGCGCGCGCCACATAATTACTTGCTCTGGATCAGGCTTAAGATAAGGATCACCGGGGTACGCATCATCACTTCTTCGATAGAAATACGGGAGTTGACCGATAGCACACTGATAATCAAAATGCTGATCAGCAGCCCTCGATTGCGTTTTAAACCGATCACCATAAACCTCACAATCAAATGATCTATCAAACAAGCTTTCTAACCGAGAGTCACAATCAAAAATAACTTTATTAGTCTTCAAAACATCAGCAAGACACGAGGCAAACATAATCTCATCGCCTACACCTTGCTCGCCGTAGATTAAGACCGTGCCAGGTTCACCATTCCAGTCGGGTTTACCATAATCCCTAGCCTCCCGATGTTTTACACCAAGTGTTGCGTAGTAATCTTCCCAGCCACCCCAATCACGCAGCATAAGCCTTGCTAGACCGCGGTTGTGAACAGCAGCAGTTAGCATGGGAGATAAAGATAAGGCCTTCTCTGACAGCTCTATGCATCGCTCAGGCTGCCCTGTTTGTAGACACATAAGACCATGATTAGCTAAAGCTCTGTGATTCTTGCGATCCAACTTAAAGGCTTTCTTGAAATAGGTCTTCGCCTTCTCGGGGCTTGACTCCTCCAAACACATGCCCATGTTTGACCATATTTCAGACATGTTTGGCTTTAATTGAGCACACCGCTGATAGATTTGATAGGCAAGACCATAACGCTCGGCTTGCATCATGATATAACCAACCATGAATAGCGCCATTTGCCCGTTGTCGGTGTCGTATCCTTCGTTAAGGATGTCGTTACAGATTCGAAGAGCCTCGTCTGGCTCATCTTGAATGATGGATTTTGCGTATAGCAATTCTTTGTGCATAAGCTCCTCAAGGGTTGGCTTAGTTAGATTTTATCTACGGTTAATAACGCCTTGTAGTCGCGCTGAATAATCTTTTCGATCTTTGGAAGGTCGTCCTTATTATTCCAATCGAGGTTATATTTTACCAGAATCTCATGAAGAACAGTATTTGGCACTGTGGCAAAGTGATACCAATCAGATTTAATACCCTGGCGTTTATATGACGAATCATTAGCTAGCTGTTTTGTGTGTTTTAAAATAGCCTGAACATCTTGCTGTTGCGAAATTAAAAACTTACCGCTCCCATCAGCTTCAAAGTAAGTAGAAGTTCTAGTGGTGGGGTCATATTCCAATAATCGTTTACTCATCTTTTCTCCAATAAAAAAGGGGCCGAAGCCCCCTTATTATAACTGACTAGGAATTAAACAGTACAATCCGTAATTTTACCGGATGCAGCCTCATTCTTAACTTGAAGTGTGTACTCTGCTGTAATCATGGTTCGATCACTATCGCCAGTCTTAGCTAGATCAGTGAACTCCATATCACGAAGCATCGCCACACCTAAGTACTCCATATCCAACACAAAAACTGTAGCATCACGCTGGAAGCGGCTAGGAACAACCTTCAAAATGCCAAAGTTCGACTTATAGAAGTCTACAGCACCCATCAGTGTTACATCCTGGTTAGCGTTAGCATCAGTTTGTAGCGTTGAAATACCGCTGAACCCTGAGATCTGTGTGCGGTTATGAGGGCCACACATAATAACCTTAGGATCACCACCTTGGTTCCAGCACTCTTGAATTACTTCATCAAGATCAGCTTTAGTAAATGAGCCAGCAGTAGAAGCATCAGTAGGAGCTGCAACGGTGCCAGATGAGAAACCCGGAGTAGTTACGCCTGAAGCCGAAACACCAGCAGATGTTTTATTTGTTGCCAGCCACGACTCGAGAGAAGCCAAAGAGCGCGCAGTACCAGCACCACCAGCAGAAGACGCCTGGTTGCGAGTCAATGCAAACTCCATATCACGCTTGATTTCACGACCACGCTTAGCAACTTGGTATGCAAATTCATCGGCGCGACCCGCTGTATCGGCAGCACGCTGAGTGCCAGATACAGAGACAGTCTTGCGTGAGATTTGGCAGTAGTTACCTACGCGAGTTGTAGCAACGAAAGTGTTAGCCGTAGCATCATCACCTTCAATTTGACGGTTAGCGGCAGCAGACTCTAGAGCGTCTGTTTGCCATTCATGATACACCGCACTAGCAGAGCCCTTAGAAGCTTCTGACAAGAAAGGAGTATCCATTGGAGAGATATCGTAAATAATATCTACAAGATCTTCTCGGTTACCAATTGCCGCATGTGCGGTTACTGTATTAGTAGGGACAGCCATGATTTCACCTCATTAATTTCTTAATTGCTGCCTGGGCGTCAGACATCTTTCCGGTCTTTTTCAATCTGCTGCGCTGTTCTTGCACTTTAGATCTCGAAATCTCTTCTTTTGTCTTAACATTCCCAGCTTTAACGTTTTTGGGTTTAACTTGTACTTTCTTGGTTTCCGGCTTGGCAGACTTTAATTTGTCATACATAGCCGCCTTGCGAGCAATTACCAAAAGACGATGATCAATAAAGGGTCGTAAAGCATCTCCCTCAATTCCCATTCCCACCAACATATCATTAATAAGCTTGGTTTCTTGAGTTTGGGTCCCCTCATCCAACCACTCAGGAACAGCTTGAAATAAAAGCTCTTTCTCTTTCTCTAGTCGCTGCATAGATTGCTGCTGTTGAAATTCTTGAGCCTCTTTTTTCATTTCGGCCAAGCGATTAGCTTTAGCCTCTAGCTTTTCCTTCTTTTTGTAATACTCTTGCGGGTCGTACTCTTTAAGCTCTAGATTCTCTTCGCTGTTTAAATCTTCAGCCTCGACAATCAACAACTCTTCTGCTTGCTTCACTTTCTCAGCAAATGCCGCTTTCTCTTTCGAGAACTCATCACGCTGCCTAGCCACTTCCGAAGTCTTCTTGCGATAATCCGACTCCATCATGTAGCCTTTCTTAAGCTCATCAAGCGGTACTTCTCGCTCTTCACCATTCACTTTAACTTTGTATGTTGGCTCCGGTTCTGTGTCGCTCTCAGATGTTTCCACCTCCGGCGTCTCTTCCGATTCCTCGTACTCAGTATCTTGCTCTTGGTGTTCGGAAACCTCGTCAGTTTCCTCAGCAATCTCCTCAACTTCTGGCTCTTGCTGTGCCTCTTCAGGACTTTCTGCCGTTTCCGGCTCGCTATCGCTTGGCTGGGTGGGCGTTTCCGCCTCTGGCTGCCCCTGCTGCAATAATTGTGCGATCTGGCTTGCGCCATGGTTTACATCGACTCCCATAGGGTTGGTCTCCGTTGGTTTATAATTCTTGCACTCGTCTCACTACTAGCGGCTTATTGAGTTGGTCTAAAGCCCTAGATCCAGACTTAATATAACCCTTAAAAACATTCTCAACTAAATCGACCGCCTTTAGGGTGTAGTAATAACCTTCTCTATCTATCGATTGATCAAAACTACTAGAAGCAATGTTCCGATAAATATTATCTCTTATATCACTAAATGCGCTCTTGATCAATTCGTCATCAAGTAGCTGCTTTGTTCGCTCACCTTTACGGCGCTTCTGTTCTAGCTCTATTTCGTTCACATTAATGCTCCGGGTACGTTTTGACCTGTGTCAGCCTCGGTCTTGGTGGCTAGCTCTGTTAATTTAAATGCTAGCTCTTCATCAAACTGTTTGGCCTCCTGTGCCAACTTCATTAGCTCCATTTGCTTCTTATCAGCCATCTCTTTGGCTTTTAAAGTATCCCTTTGATTTACTTCTGCCATTCTTGCTTGAGCCTTAATTAGCTCTGCCTCAGCTAGTGGATTCTGCTGCACTTGAGCTTGCAGTTGCTGGACAGCTTTAGTTAAAAGCTCATTCTGAGCCTGCAACACCTCTTCCGGCTTCTCAGGATCATTAAAATACAAGGATGACTCTTTTAATCCCGTCTCGACCACCAACTTGTCTAGTGTGTTATAAACCTTGGCCTCATCTGAAAGCGTGGAACCTTGGGCAATCAATTCTAATTGACGCTGAAGTATCACATTCAAATTGACAATCTTCTCGTTGCGGTCGCCACTACCCAAACCCACATCAACCATGCAGTCTAAGTTATATCGCCATGATGTCGGATCAATCTCTAACGGCTGTCCTGACACGCGAATCTGGATCTTATCTTCCTGATACTTAGTAATCAGATTGATTGTCTTGCGAAATAAATCCTTTACCCCCGTCTCGGCAAACACACGAGCAATCAACTCCATACGCTGCTGTGAGTAGTCTGAGATACCCTTAAACCCTGTAGCTGTATGGTTTAAAGCATCCGCATCTAATCCTTGAGAGAATCGTGTAAACCCTGTTCGGCGTTCTGAAGATGAATCAATATACTCAACTTCTTGTAATATTTGCGCCACTTGGGGCTGAGTAATGATAGGAGTGACTGCATCACCAATAGGGCCTTCACCGTCAATATGAATACCACCGCCAGGACGAGGAGTGAAAAGATCATCTTCATCGACACGATCGTTATAAGCAATTCTTTGATAGTTTGTCGCATAAATATTATCTAATGACTGTCGAACCAATACCGACTTAGTGAATTGAATATCCGCCACCTGCTCGGCGGGACATGTACCAATAGCTCGATGCGGAATGGGGACTGGGGTAACCACCGCAAACGGATGCTCATCCCACAAATTCTTTTCCAATATTTGATCACCAGCCTCAAATATCTGCCAAAGCTCAGTTATACCATCTTCATCAGCATCGATATAAGCATACATCTCTGTAAGCTCTACCAAATCATTGCTGCGGTTAGGAACCGATACATCTAGATTGTTGTTGTCATAATCATGGTAGCGGGCATTCTTTTCTTCAGAGTTATCAATGCGTGTTTGACCAGGTAAAGACATTACCACCTCTTTATCAAACCCCATCTCTATTAGCTCTGAGCGCGCCTTGGGTGTCGTATGACCTATCATTGGAGGCTTAACAAAATCTCTTGCTCTGCGACTTATCAGGAATTCTTCTGGAGGGATATTCTCATATATGACCTTGCTGTGCTTCTTCGTTCGCTTAACGGTGGCGTCATAAGTAACGCTGGCAATTACACCAATAGACGTCTCAATCTGCTCTACATCTTGCGCAACTTCCTTCACCTCGGTCTCTTCATCAGCTAATAAAGCTTCATATTCATCCTGAGATAACCCCGAGTAATTTTCCTCTGTCACCTCCTCTGCCTCGTCGTGCATCACTTTCACGGCGCCCGTGTATTGGAGCAATGCATCCTTAAACATGTTAACGAGAGTTAGTACACCCTGATTCTGACGATAGAACACATAGTTAGCCAGCTGTGTCTTTTGTTCCGCCTCATCATCAGCGCTAGAATCATCAGCGGTGAACTTCGCCACCTCCTTACCCTGAGTAAACACGCGGATAAGACTAGGGAGCATACCCTCAACAATGTCTGAAACATCACTAGAAACAAAACGAGAACGACCATCAACCTCATCACCGAAAGGCTGCTGATTGTAGTAATCCATTAATTTGGCGCGCTTAGCTCCTATCTCATCCCTGTAGGATATAGAATCATTCTTTTCCGCTTGAACTATATTCAAGATTTCGCTGTCGTTGAGCATTACGAGGCGCCTTTTTCTTTGGTTTATTCATCTCTCGCAGTTCATCTATTTGCTTCTGCTGCTGTTCCAGCATAGCTTTTAGGCCTGCTATATCTTGTTGCATGTACATTAACGTGCTATTCATTTTACCTTTAACCCTATGCTATTGATAGTTTAGGATACTTTTTAACCCTTGACTTCGCTGATTTATCTTTCCAAACCACCGCAAAATACCTAAATGCATCCGCATAATGCGACGCCCAATTGTGCAGAGGCTTGCTTTTAAACACTCCGCGCTCATCATCAAAATCCCGTCGATACCCCTTTAATGCCTTAACCCCATCTCTAGTCATAGGTTCATTAAACCAGCATCTGGGAAGGATCTGTCTAACCGCATTAATCCCATCAATCACAGGGATGTTGGGAACCTTCTTGAGCTCTATCCCCATGCTCTTGGCTGTCTCTAATCGAGACTTTCCTGTAGTTAGCTCTCGAACCGCTATATCGTGTGGCGCGTGATGATCACCAAATACAACTTTATTCTTAGCCCTAAACTCATGAAGATAATTAATAAAATAATCTATGCCTTCGTTATAGCCAGAATAACTATGTACAAACCTAAGCTCCTGTCCCCTCTGCTGCATAAACCAAATAGTCATGTCGTCATCCACACCAAGATCCCAGAATGTATGAACTGGAAGTGATGGCTCAATAGGGAATTCTTTAATCTGATCTTGAGTGATATGTTTTTGATAATAAGCGCCATCATGATTGGCTACCGGCTGGCCTTCCCATATCCACCTGTATAGATTCTCATCCTTTTTAAATAAATGATCCTTCTCTCTTCTCAATTCGTCTGGAAACCAAGGGTTGTCCTGCCAATTAACCTTAAGAATTACCGACTTCTCTGGAGGCTCAATAACAAAACGTTGGTAAGTATCATCCATCTCATCCCTTGGGTTAAAACTTACCCATATCTCACTCTTAGGCTTTCGTATCGTAGGTATGAGAGTTTCCCAAGATGTAAAGGTTACAGACTCTGCCTCTTCCACCCATACAATATCGATACCTTCCATAGATTTGATCTTGGTAACGTTAGACTTAAGGCCTTCGAATATAAATCTTGACCCATTGTTGGCTAGAATCTGTGTCTTCTGTACTTCAAAGAATGAGGTGAGACCCATGCGGTCTATAGTGTCGGATAGCAATTGGATAACAGAGTCACTTATAGATCTCTGTATCTCACGCGCACATAGAATGCGAGTGGGTTTTTGATATGCCTGTAATACAAGGAGTGTGGCGATAGTCCAAGACTTACCTGACCCCCTGCCTCCATAAGCCACTTTGTACCGTGATGGGCTTAAGAATGGCTGTAGCTTCTTGGGAATATTAAGTTGGAGAGACGACATTTACTGTAATAGTCTGAGGTAAAGTGTTATTACCGTCTGCGTCTTCGAAGGTGGTATTTACTAAATCAGGTAGTTTTTTCTTCAGTAATATCTCGGCTGCACGTATCTGTGATGCGGTCATTATTTCCTCATCACTAAGTGCATGTTTATTAAGCCGATTTATCAGCTGACTACACTGAATCTTATCCCTTGTTTTTTGGTCTATTCTTGTGAATGTCTTTCTTGCTGCCATCTTTAATAGTTCCTGTCGGTTGACTATTGAATATACGATCCCAGTTATCACTGAATCGCTTATGATCGGTTGGTCTTTGTTTTGAGCCTTTACTCATTGGTTTACAAATACTATTCCAGGTGTGTTAGCCGCTACTGTTACTGCTACCCTATATTTACCCGGGACATTAATTAATCTCTCTGGGTTGGTTGCTGTTAATACCAAGTCTGTTCCATCATCCATCGTTGCCGGATTGTTAACACTGCCATCTGGTGCATCATAGTATACCGCAATATTGGCACTTCCATCTAAGTTGGTGCTTCTTAACACAGCAATATGACCTTCAATCACCTTAAATGACCTTGAAGATGTCGATACTGCACCCGATTGGGTTGTGTCTTCGATAAGAATTGCACTCACACTAATGCTCTAAGTGTCTTCTTTACGTCTTCTAGTTTATCTTCATACAGCTTTTTAGATGCTAATGCTTCTTGTTCTTTTTCAGCTGCATCTGCTAATTTCTGCTTTGCTTTGAGTAGCTCCACTTCAGCTTCTTTTAGTTTTTGATCTGCCTTAGCTTTAGTATCCACGGCCTCAGCCTTTAGCCTTTCAGAATCAGCAACAGCATTATCTATCTTGGCTTGCTTGGCTTGGATCGCATTATTAAGGTTTACAAGTTTGGCCTTCTGCTCTGCCAGATCACCCTTTTTAGCTTCAATCTCTTTCTCAGCTGCAGCCTTCATTTGCTCAATAGAGCGGCCCTTCATGTAATCAGTATGGGCCTTTTTAAAGCTTTCCTCTTGATCCTTTAAAGCTTGAGCCGCCTTTATTGCGCTTGCTGTGTCTGTTTTGGTTAAACCAACTAAAGCCATTGTTAGCGCTCCTCTGCCGAAATCGCATAATGAATATCACCATTAGACCCGACCAAGCGATGCTTAATCTTCTTAATGGATTCGATAGTGCTGTTATACAAAATACCCGTACCTGTGGCATCTACAAATATGAGCGGCACACCATCTTTATTGGTCATTACCTCATAACCCGTACCAAGATCTCTCTCTATAGTTAGAGTCCCCTTGCCTTTTGCAAGAATATTACAACTCCCCATAAAAACAAACTCCGCCTCTGGCGCGTCTTTTGTTAAGGTTCCGTTTTTCATATAACCACCGTTTAATTAGTTTCTGCTTGAATTATACGCTAATTTGCTATCTTTCGTAGATTTTTGCATAAATGTTCAGGTATATCCCTTTGTATGGGCCTACCGTTGTATCTTCTACAGGAGCATCACCGTCTGGACCGTAGTAGTTAGAGCCATAAAAATTAGCCTGATAAAAGTTTGTGGCGTAGTAGTTCATAACAGCTTCTTAGCTAACTCATTGTATCCCTGGTTTCTATTATGGTTCACTGTTTCGCCATGATCAGTGGTGTACCGATAGTTACCCGAATTACCTATCTCCGTGGTGATACTTGCTGATCGAATATAATCGATGATCCCATTTACCGTCACTGTGACCGTGATAGTCTCACCGCCGGGTTCATCTCTATTCTTGCCGCGCCTTCTAGGCTCATTTACGGGTCTTTTCTTTCTAGCTGCCATCGACTGTTACGCTCGTTCGTTGTCCGTTTGAATCTACCGTAGCAGTAATGCGGTCTTTCGTATCTGCCTGGTCTCTGAATGTTACTGTGGAACCGCTGACGCTCACCTGACCTGCCGACTCTGCCAACATGATCCTTTGAGCTTCTTGATACGTTGTTGAACCCTCCAGTGTGTTAGTTGTAGGGTCGTAATCATATAAACCTAATAGTTTGTTTCGTTCTGTAGTATCTAAACCAGAACCCGAACTTGTTGAATATCCGATACCTGTGTAATAGAAACCTAATCCACCACCACCTGATGTAGTAGTAACCTGTGGATAAGCGCCATCTGACCTCTGGATAACTATGTTATCGCCCTGTCTTGCCGAGGTTGCCTTAGTGTTATCGAAGAAGATATCCACTACAGAGTTGTTAATTGTGATATTGGATGTATCAATTGCCGTGACTCCACCAAAGAAGTTACGAATACCATCCGCTGTTGTTAGGTTGTATTTCCACCAGGCGTAGAATCTATCTATGTAGAAAATGTTATCTGGGTCATTTACATCCACTTCAACATTGGGGAAGTCAGCCGTGTACTCTGTAACGGTACTACCATCAATCCCATATCCATCATAAACATCATCGTCAACAGGAGTGTTTAGGAAGCTCGTAGTCCCTGCCGCTGTGGCAATACCGGTGGCCTCGATCTCATCTTCATCCGAGTCTATCCATCGCAACCTTAACGTATCCCCCGCATCAGCCTCTTCACCATCTGTCCAAGAATAAGAATAACCACTCGTATTTGTAGTGTTCTCTATCTCTATATCTCGGCATGTCCACGTTACTGTGCCGTCACTTGTGGTAGCGGCTAGCGTAGTGTTCCACGTTGGCTCTGAACCGCCTGTAGTGCCTGCAGTAGTACATTGGAAGTAAAGACCTATACCACGCTCTGTTCCTGCGCCTGTGCTTCGTAGAACCTTGTCTCCGAGACTGTAAGCTGTTGTAGCAGCCCATGCACTTGCAGTACGTCCTGTCTCATTTACTAGCTGAACTCGGCCTGCTGTGAGGTTGGGAGCGGATACTTGAGCTACTGTTGCAGGAGTGTAGTAAGTGCCATCATTAGATTGGAAGCGTGCAATATCTGGATGATCAGCACTTGAGCGTGACAAATAAACACCCGACAAATCCGTTACAGCGCCATCACCTTCGAAGTAACCACGTTCCGTTTCGTAGTTAGCACCAGCCTCTACAACTAGATCTGGCAGATCAAATGCAGTGTAAGACGTGTATAAAGATCCGCTTATGGACGTATTTACAGCGTTATACACATTGTAGTTATGTTGAGCCAATAGGTTCTCTGCGCTGGTTGTACCGGGATCTACCAATTCATAATCGAAGTTCTTGCCACCTACCGATATTGGACTGGAGGCATGATCGGTTAACGTCGTAATAGTAACTGACTGATCACCCGTAGTGCCTGCGATAGCATCTTGAGTTAATGCGATGTTGTATTCGTAGCTTTCTAGTGTTGATACACCACCATCGTTAATAACATCCCATCTGGCTTGATAGTAACCCGTCAAGAACCCTTTGAAGAGTAGATGACTCGTGTAGTTATAATCTGGGGTTCCATCTCCATTGGTGTCTTCGAAGTACTGGATAACTTGATTAACCTGATTGCTGACTAGTGTAGCCTCGCTTGGAGTGCCAGCTAATACTTGGGTGTAACCTACAACGGAGGAGGCCTGGAGAGTATTACTTGATTTAATGGAATAGAACTTCTTCGTAGGATTCCCTGTCGTATCATGTTCCCATTCCATCCCTGCGCCTTTCCAAAATTGAATATCGCCTGAATCGATCGTAGCACCCACTGTTGTAGCAGTGTTGTAATACCCAATAGCATTGAAATCAAATCTATCTGGACCGATTGCAGTAATAGGAAATGGACAGTTTCGGTATGCCGTCTCAGATATAAAATCATCAATTAATGCAGAGTAAAGATCTCGACCTTCTTGATTGGCCACGATAGTTAATATTCGTGTAGAGGCATCATAAGAATAGTCCGCGGGACTCGATAATCCATTGGAAGCATTATAAATAGGGTCTTCTACCAGATTCACTGTAACACTAGATGTCCCACTTAATGTGACACCCGTCACCCGTTGAGGTAAGAATCCTGCCTTCTGTACGACATAATCGACCGTTTGTCCCGAGTGAACAAAAGCCAAACTAGATCCTGTAGTGCTATCCAATACTGTCTGAGTATTCTGGGTGAAGATCTGGATAAGACTCGATGACTCACTTGAGTTAATCGTAAACGTCACCGAAGGACTATCAACCGTAATCGAACCGCCACCTGCCGTAGGACTCGCCACTGTATTACTTGTTCCACTTGGTAGCGTAATTGTCGTGTTGTTGGCTGTAGAGTTATCGAGTTCTACCGTTCCAGTCGTCGTTAATCCGGAGAGATCATACGTTCCACTTCCGGTAGTAGGAGATACCGTAACCGTATTGCTGGCTGTTAGCGTAAGTGTAATATCGCTTAGATCTGTTTCAGCAAACGTGATATCAATATCTGAATCTGTTGTCAGGGATGATCCCGATACTAGATCAGCTGTCCAATCAATTGCCGCCGTAGATCCTGTGATAGTTAAGTCTAAATCACCATCTGCTATATCAGCTGTGGCAGGAGATGCGATTGTACACGATGTTAATGTGACATTAGCCCCATCTACCACTGTGTCATTCACACCTGCAAATAGACCGTTTGTCACCGTAAGACTGGAACTTGCCGCCGTGCCATCAATGGTTAAATCATAAGCGGTGGAGTTGGTTGCGGCAGTGAAGTTATCAAATACCTGTGTACCACTAGCAGGACATTCCAACAGTAATTGGAAGAATCCACTAGGCATTGCGGGATAACCAAAGTCATCCGCTTCTTTAAATGCGATACCTTCTGCTACTGCTGTGGAGTTGTAATCATCCGATGCGATCTTAACCGGGAAGCCGAATTCAAAGGTGGGGCCTGCTTTCTTAGCCAGTTGTGATCGATAGTCCTGGGTGGAGAACTGCTCCACTAAGTCAAAGTAATCTTCTAGCTCTACCGTAGCTGCTCCGCCGGTATCTTCAAAGGTAGCAGGGCCATCAATAAATACTAGTTGGTCAATATGACATGCAAATGCGAATACGTCGGTATTGCTGGCCTGCATCTGGAATGCAAAGCCTGTGACGTCTGTGTTATCGAATGTGCCCACCGTTGAGTCTGGCGTGCCAAACATCATACAAGGGTGATAGAACCCGTCATTCCCTGAGCTACTACCTACCGTGAACTCCCAAATACCCCAGTTAGCTGTGCCCGTGCCCGATCTGAGGCACATACGAATGGCTTTGACGTTGTTAAATCCTGATGAGTTAACCCGGTAGTGACATACAAATGCTGTATCCGTGGCACTCATATCAACAGCCGAGCCAGAAAAAGCTGCCCAAGCGCTGTACCAATCATCCGTTACAGTCGCTGTTCCACCGTTCTCAAAGTAGTTCGATGCTGAACTACCGTTAATCCCTTCTGAACCACTCGTAAAGCCGTCGATAATAGCCTGGTCTGCACCGGCCACTACTGCCCTTGTTAACGCCGAAGCGCTAAGATCTAAAGGTCTTGTAAGGTTACTAACCGATGCAGCCATTTATTCGTCTTCGTATTTTTCAGATTGCATTGCGTGAATGAGATTAAGCTTTTCGATGATGCGCTCCAGCTTCTCTCGCGTGATCTTCTTGTCGTCTTCCAAGGTCTTAATACGGTGAATCATCAGCTTGTGCTCTTGCTGATTAAGACCGTTAGCCAGTGCCGCGCCTGATATAAAACCCGCAACCGAAAGGAATGCAGCAATAACACCCCATGCTTTCATCCCAATATTATCTAACAAGCTGTATCACCTCTACCGGCATGTGCTTACCCGTTATATGCCAAGCATACACAGCCACGGGGCATAACAAAGATAAAATAGATATCGTAATTAGAAGCTTTTTCATAATGTCCACCTCATTACATATTATACGTCATGCATAAAAAAACCCCAACATATCGCTATGCTGGGGCCGTGAACATCAATATGGTTGGATACACATTGAAGAGAGAATTATATCACGGTATATACCCATCCCACTCACCCTTATCGTTTAAAACCATGGGGAGTGTCATAGGTTTGCTGCGTTTCGTATTAATCCACAGACCATCGGAATGCCATCTCCATGTCTTCTTAGTGTCATAGAGCTTATTAAAGTCGCCTACCATACTGATAGGCAGCCCAGCTTCTTTGGCCTTTCTCTGGGGAATTCTGCAATGATTACCAGGGGTGATATCCATCTTAGGAAAGATCTCCTGTAGATCCCTGGCGTATTCTTTGGACACTTGGTATTCGTCTTCAGCGTTTAACGCGTCCGGCTCAGAAGGATGAAAACTAGCTTGATGATGATCATACACATCACCAACAGAGATAATTCGATCAAAACCATAATACTTATCTAATGCGAATAGGAACTCAAAGGCCTGGGGATGGTGATAGGGAATGTGCAAATCAGATATAAACAGCGTATTCCCATCATCTCCCATCGTGGCCCCTACCGATATAATAGGTCTGGTATGGGTTGCTCTTCCGTAGCTAAACGCTGATAGCTTCTGGTTAATAAGACATCCTGTTCCCATTGACCATGTCAGCTGTTTCTTATCTGCTGCGTATTCAAAGCCACATATTCCGTGCATGTGACCTTGGACGGTGTTGTAACAGTACTTCTGGGCGTTCGTCTTTAAATTACTTCCAATGTAGTGGTCGACGAAAGTATCGCCTTTACACTTCGACATAACTCACAAAGCCTTCTGGGCTTGTATAAATGCTCGTATATAACGCTAGAGCATTCTGTATGAATTTGTCGTCGAATCCTTGCTCTATCAATCCCTGAGTTAATGTGAGATACGCCGTAACGATTTCACATTGTTCTTGTTTCTGTCCCTGATGTACTTTTAGGTCTTGTATCATATGCGTACACCTCGTATAAAAAGTGTACAACATATTAAAACAAGCGTTAGATTAATTCTTAATCAGAATCGCCGCATTCTAGACAGTATTCATATACACCGCATCTTGGTGAATCTTCATCTGGCTTAAAGTTTTCTGGCCATTCGCTTCTTGGCTTATAAATTGTATTATCAATCGTGTAAGTCCCTGGATGTGTATGAGGAGCCAAACCATAATAAGGGTATACGGTCTTACCTGTTCCTGGATCTGTACAATATTTACATGCCACAAATCATCTCCACCAATTCATCTTCAAAACAAATGCAAAAAATACATTTGCGCGGCTTTTTCGTCGCCATCTTTCCAATCTACGGATAGTAGCCATTTTTGGTATTCAGTCATTTCCCTTTCCTTTTTCAGCATGGATTGTTATATCTCGATTATAAGTTCTATCAAATAGCTTTATTTCCTTATCAAAATCCTTTTCCATCCCTCTTTCTTTTAAAAGCTTTTTTATCAGGGACATATGCATCCCACCAACAACCATTAGTGTTCTTTCGGCATCCTCATAAACAGCCTCAAACAAAAGACCCTCCAGATCATCAAAAACATTACTCATACAACCGTCCCTATTACTTTAATTCTGTGTTTGTCTAACATTGCTAGATACTCTCTACTCATTGAAGATAGACAGAATAGCGCTGCATTTCTCGCGACCTCTAGCCTTTCTTTCTTCTTTAGCTTCTTTGGATTCTGGTAAACGAGGTGTAAACACTTTATGTGCTTGATTTGTTTTGCCTGATTCATACATTAACCCTATGACCCTATCAATATTTAGAAACTTAAAATCTTCATGACCTTCTCGCCTTAAATCATGAAGTGCCGCAAAACCGTTATCCATCTGCTCTTTAGTCATCCCCATTAAGCTACCGGCATACTCTCTCTTAATGATTGATTCCGTCTTCCTATCTGGCATATGCCGATCGAACTCACCCGGATCAATAGCCTTTAAGCGAAAGAAGAAATACCCCACGGCATCTCTCTGCTCTTTAGTTAGTTGATCTGAACTTATTGGCTTGCCTCTGTAGACGGTTAAATCGTTCATTAGAACCTCGTTGCGGTATCGTAATCAAAGATCTCACTATTACGCTCAGCGCGCTTCTCCTGAGCAGTTAAATAACCTTTAGGCTTAGAGCTTCTACTTATCCAATTTGCGGCTGCAGACTTCCAGCACTTCATTTTCGACTTACCAACCTTCCAATCCTTAGATGTGTAGAAGTTAACGAAAGATGCTGCCTCATCAGTGCTTGAACCTTTATTTAAAAACTCATCTTGAGCCTCTACCAAAGTGGGAGGTGTAAACCTTTTGACTGGAGCTTTACTAGCCTTAGGCTTATCTTCGAAATACTCCTCCATAGCCTTCCGCATAAAGTAAGTTCTATCTCGATCCTCTTTAATTGCCAGCTCCTCAAACTTCTCAATTAGCTCTGGGCGCATTCTTATATTCACTTGCTTAGTCCGCATAATCTCTTGATCTCAATCGATGATATACATTTGCTATACGTTGATTATAGTCAGCTAATCGATTATTTCAACTGTTTTGAAATTCTTCTTAAGCTCTTTGATTAAATTCTCTGCCGATATCGGGTAAGGATTGATAATGCTTGAGCCTTTACCGTTTAGTCTTACTCTCCAGTTAGTTTTCATGTTCGGAAGCCACGCGACCATAGACTTGGCCTACGCGCTTCTCGTGTAGATATTGAACCTTCACTTCTTCAGCCTCCGAACTCCCCGCCTTCCTTAGTTCGCGCCACTCCTTTCGGTAAAACTCGGCTCGCTCATAAGCTTCATTACAAAGATCCGAATATTTTCTATTACTCATACTCTTATATCCTTTGTGTTTATTGGGTTCTTCCAGCCATCCTGCTTCCGCATCTCCATGATCTGAATCAGCGTAAGCTCTTTCTGACTCCACCCTTTCTTCTCGCAATATTCCCTAATAAAGCGATCTCTAGCGCTCAAAAAACTATCTCGATCAATAAAGTCTTTAATATCCATCTCTCTTTCCTCTCTGTTTAAAGTATAAAAACCGTCTTATCTTCATTATTAACATCCAGCTCACCAGCTTCACAAGCCGAGCACCCACAACACCCTTGATCTGTCACCTGAACCTCAAAATCTTCTGGCAGCTCCAAAAGCTTCTCTATTAATTCTTTTACTTTCATATTTACTTACTCTCTGTTTATTTACGTTTCTTATAGGCATAACTACCCCGCTATTGTGATACCCCTAATAAAAATTACCTGCCTACCAGATCTATTTATTAGTTAGTCACAACTGCCACATTACACCGAGTATTCCAGACTCCTTTTATAGTGGGTCAGCACTGATACCTCTAGTTCATTTATAGCTTACAACTAGAATTAGCTTACTTAGGAGATTTACACTTAGTACCGCATGATTCACATATGATTTTACCGCCATGATTCACAACATAAGCCAAGAAAAGGTTTTCAAGAGATTTGAATTTATGACCACAAAGCAAGCACGTTTTGCTCGTTTTGATGCCATGCGAATCTCTTATTTCCAATACTTGGTTATAAGTCATGAAAGGCTTTGCGAATTTCGCCTCGTATGAGATTTTTCTCGCTGGTATTGTCCTAGTGAACCTCATAAGCAACTCTATTTATCACGTTCAGTCTGTTTGCGACCGCCGACTATGGCTCGGTTGGGTCGGGCTGGGGTTTCTTAGTAATTATGCCCCTCGGTTTGATTGCATTTTGACTCTGCTCAAGAGTGGCGCTTTCATAAAATGCACACCCCACCGATAAATAATCAACACTTTCTGGGCCTCCAGAATGACTATCTTTGGTGTTTTTTTCATTGTTACATTCCCAGTAATCCCATGTCTCTAAGCCCATACTGCCATGATCCTCATAACCTTTATCACGACAACCGTGCCTGCATGTTTTGCATGTTTTCATTTTTGGGTTTGTCCAATGACGACAAGTATCTTCGTGATTAAGACAGTCTTTTTTGCTCCAGAAGCCTTTTCCACAATCCGCTATATATCTTGTCGCTTTGCGTACTTTCATTACTATTTGCCTGTTTATATTTAGGGTTATCGCTTAGTTGCGTTTTATGGTGTCAACTGTTTAGCATCAAATGAACCGCTGTTTGATATTCTTGGCCTCATATGACTTTCTCGCGCAACAAGCCTCAAAAAAGTCATAAAAACTGCCTAGATGAATAATCTTCCCGTTGATCCTCATTCTTGCCATATACAGCTTTGTCGTGCAGTGCCAATTGACACCCAACAAGCCGCTAGAGCTATTGCTATAAGGTCGTAGGTTTTGCATGTTTTCTTTATGAGTCACATCAACCAAATTTGATATTCGGTTGTCGTCCTTTATGCCATTTATATGATCAATCTCATGCTTTGGCATATGTCCGTGATTCATTAAGTAAACCAAACGGTGTTCGTAATAACGCTTTTTGTTAATCGTTAACTGCCTATACCCGTTGGCATCTCCGCCAGCCCTTTTGTCATTAGACTTCCGGTAAAGAGAACCCTCTTTCTGATAAAAAAGCTCATGGCAAATTTCATACAAACACATATTCATCTCTCTGATATAAGATCCCTGCTATGCAATACAGTTAGGAGAGTGTGCTAGGTTTACCAATTTTTAAGCAATTCCCAGTAGCGACGAGATGGTCTCATCAGGTGCTACCTTTGAGGCTTTCGAGCTAGTGAAACTCGGACGTTTTAGTTTAAGTCATCGCCTTAGATCACGACTATCTAACACACTCTATTAACTGTACTGCTATGCCGGATGAATCAGATATTGGAACTTTCGTTTTGATTTGGCATAATGTGTATGCCGGTTGGTAACGATTCTCTTTCAATCTGATCCGTAAAGTCCTGCAAGACTTCCGGCGTATTTCTATACTACTACACTTCTATTACTTATCAAGCTCCTTTAAATACTTTTTAAAACTCAACCCGTAGTTATTGCAGCTAGTACAGGTCTTTGTATAGACCACCACTTCATTTCTATGAAATCCTGTAACCTCGCAGGGGTCAGCTTCCCATACAGCTCCACACTTGCCGCACGTAGCCCTATATACCTCCGGTAACTTATTCCCCTCTTTAATTAGCCTCATCTCTATATCCTCTCTACTTTAGGCACATCTGAAAACTTAATTAGAGTGCTGTTTTTATTGGTTCGATAGTTATTCGTGTGAATCCATATGACGCCATTATCGTCTTTCATTAGCGAGATCTTATGTGATCCGTTATCATTTTGTTTTATAACTCGTAGCATTGTTATTCTCTCTAAAGCTCGTTAATCAATGGCACCGTGATTCCAAGCATGCTGTTATCTTCAAACCAGAACCCAAGAAAACCCTTCTTAACGCCTTTGTAAACATAAGGATAGTCCTTCCAATAAATATTACTAACAACATAGTAATTATTAGCGAATTTGATTAAGCCTTTAGGTTCTACTAATTTATTCCACCAATTCATTGTTATCCTCTCTACTGTTATGTGTTAGTCGCTCATGGGGATATAAAGACCTCTGTCCACTCCGTTATTCATGATTACCCCTTAATTTATCTAAATATTCTTTTAATCGTGTAGTTCTAATTGTTTTATTTTTTCTGCATATTTTGTAAAGCTCATCGATAACACTTTTCTGATTTCTGAAATCTAATGCGTGCAAATAATCTGGATTAGCACCACACTGGATTCTTTTTAACTGATTCTTGAGGTCTATCCTTTCCTCATATTCCTTCTGTTGCTGCCACTTATCCATGGCATTCACGCAGTTTTTCTTTTAGTGACGCCATCAGACACTCAAGCTCTAAATCACATCTGTCGCCACATCGATAAGCCTCAACAAGACTGTGCCACTCACCATAAACCATAGGTAATACATCACACATATTGTCACTGTTAATATCATATAGATCATCCATCACTTTCTCTTCGATAGCTCGATCTATCTCTGCTTGTTCTTCATCTGTATATGTGGGGGATTCGTCTTGCATATCTATTTCCTCATTTGATGTGATTATATTAACCCACACATGTAGGTTAGTGCAAGTGATTACACAATATATTTAATAATAGATAGGCATAAAAAAGGGGCCTGTTATAGCCCCTTGCGTTCGTTACCCCGGTTAGCCCGATTAAGGAGAGTAACTATGCTCTTGGAATCATATATCCTACTTGATCCCACGACGCATACGGCATCGGTGGTCTGTGGATGTATGACTGTAATAATTGACGATAAGTGGCACGAGACCAAAAATCATTAATGCTATTGCGATATGTATCATGGCTCACAGCTAATAAGTATCGAGGTTAGTTGATAGATTTGAGTTTGAATACTTTCACATGTTGGATCTAATTTAGAGTAGATGCCAGCACCGATAAGCATCATTAATACAGCGAATACGGTTATTTTAAGATAACGCTTAATATGAAATAAGAGGCTTGTTTCACTCATGCTTTAATCCGATAGATATCTCGCCATGATCCACACTTAACGCAAATCACTACTTTATCTTTAATTACTTTCTTCTCATGTTGACAGAATTTGCACTTTTCTTTGATTTCCATTCTCGTATCTCGTATCTAGCGCCACCGTTAAAATGGGCATTTGTTTGTATAACCTCAACTTGATCATCTTCCCATCGTACCCAGCCACTATCTAGCTTTTCATCCCACATCACACCAGTGCGATTAAGCATCTTGTCATAGACTTCTTCAAGCCAAGGCATTTTGTTACTCATGTTTCTTTATATACCTGTATTCGTCTTCGTAGATCGTTTTAGGTACCGCCACTAGAACCCTTTCCCAACCAATAGCCGCAGCCATCTTTAACGGTGCGGGCATACTTCCAGCTCGTACAGCGTCAATCGTCATTTTGGGCTCACCTATCATTTGGGCAAACTCAGTGTCGCCAATACGATTCATTCGTAAAAAATGATCATAATGAGCTAGAAATACGGATATCGGTTCTTGTGTCATGCATATATTTTAACCCAAAACAGGGATGGCGTCCGCTGTCCCGGTATATATCAATGCCGCTAGAACTAGAAAGCATATAGCAAGCCCGGTTATATATTTTTTTAATTCGTTATCATTGTTCATAAGGTTTCCTTAGCTTGCTAATTTTTCTTTTGAGCCACCACAAATAAGCACTCAATACGCTTTGCATTGAAGACAAGAGTAAAGTGACTGTTAGAATCCAGATGAACCATTCTGGCATTGTGATTGTTATCAAAATTCGCCCTCTTTTACTATCGACTAAGATGCTGTGACCAGCTGTGGCCACAATCTTTACATGTGTAAACTTTTTTTTGGCCTTGGATGTCCCATTCGTAATTTTTGTGGTCACATTTATTTTTAACACCCATCGTGATGCACCCCCGCAGTTCCTGGACAATCCGTAGATAATCCAATTAATACATACATGCCAAACAGAATACTGATGCTCAGTGTTACAGCTAACGGTATAGCTAGCGCCCATCGTTTAATTGTGTTCATGTTCATACCCCTTAATATTTAGTGGACTAGCTTTATCATCACTGAACACGCCTTTGTACCAAGTAACCCAGAACTCAAAGCCATTCATTAACACTTGGCCTTGGCCACAACCTTTATATTCTGAGTAGTTTTTAATTTCTCTTCCATCATTAGTTTGCATCTTCAATCACCATTTCAACTAGTTCACGAATCTTAGGGCGTGAATAAAAATAAAAGTTATCTCTAAGCATCCCTATATCTTCATCGGTATGATCAAAAACCTGCCTTAACCCAGCCATACCATCTTCACTAAATGGGTTATACGCGTATAAACGCTCCTCCATTAAGTTGAAGTACTCACGACACATAAGCTGCTTCTCCTCATGAGACCAAAACATGTACTCTTTAAAGGGCAGCTCGTTATCAATCATTAATGTTTTACATTGTTTGTAGTTCATAATTGCCTCCTGTTAAATACAATATAGCCTACACATGCAGGTTAGTGCAAGCCTTTACACAATATTTATAGAATCAATAGGTATAAAAAAAGCCCCGTTATGGGGCTAGTGCTTAGGGGTATCTAAGCTTAGGCAATCAAGTGTTTCTTCAAGCGGTTTGAGCAAGCTCTGGGCTAATGCCTTCTGTATCTTCCGTTCGCCCTTGGTCTTCTTCGTATTCAATACCTGAACATTGCATGATGGCATCGAAGTCTTTTCTATCTTCTTCTGTGAGCTTTTCTCGAAAGGATTCTGCCAATGATTTGACAGTTTGACGCTCCTCTTCTAATTTCTCTTCCATCTCTTTCTTAATCTGGCTAGCTAATGACATCTGCTCACCAAGCTTAGAGGCTTTCTCTCGCAACTCTTGCGCTTCTTTTTCTGCTACATCGGCTTGAGCTAACAGGTCTTCAATCCTGCGCTCCATCTCTTCTAAACGTTCTAATGCTGACATGTTTATTTCTCCGCGATTAAAGTTTGTGAATTAGGTTCGTAATAATATTTAATAGGTTTAATTTCTGGTTCGACATGAGACACACAACCGAACGCCGAAATAATAAAAATCGTTAGGATGGTTCCCATGAGCATGTAAAAAAGCGCTTCTGCTATTTCTACCCATTTCATTTGATATTACCTCCGCGTGAACCAAACCACCAACCAACACACATACTTGTAAGAGCCAATAGTTGATTAAGTACTAACAGAAGCATTTCTTTATGCTCCCAGGGTTCTAAAGCTGCGAATCCGTCTGTTTCTACCCATAATCCAATAGCGAGAACGGTAGTCATAGTTAAAAGATAAAACGTGATGATAGGGCGAACCAACCGAAGAAAACCTTTAAGCTTCCCTAACGTTTGCTGAGAGACTGTAAACGCTCCTACATCAGCCTTCTCTATCTCAATATCACCTTCAACCTGCGCACGCTCTATTTGCTTATCGGCTACCTCTAATTCGTGATGACGTTCGTTAGCGGCCTCTTCAATCTCCATCTGCTTGGCTGCAAGTTTATATTCATATTCATCTTTTAAAGCTTTGCGTTCTTCTCTTTTAGAAACCCATGAACCAACAAAGCCAACCAGACCATTAAAGGCTGAACTGCCCAACGTGCTTACTAACCATTCCATCAAATCACCCTCAACTTACCATTTAATTCTGTTTCATTTATTTCAGATAGTGCACTTCTAGAGTTTAGCACCGCCCTATGTCCTGCAAGGCTTCCCACGCGCTTACCAGGCAAAATACAGCCTCTTGTGTTCGCTACCGTATTACCTGTGTGTATCAGGATCTCAGAGCGGCCAGGGACGTTTAATATATGGTAGCAGTTACGATATCTGCCACTAGACGATTTCGGCATAAAAACAAAGTCATACTCACCTGGGGGAATGCAACTTATATTCCGTTTGTTGTCTTTCCACGGCGGTTCCATCGTGTAAAACGTACCGCTACCCGTGAATAACGCACCTAAAGTGTATTTATCTGTTTTAAGGTAGCGAAACAAAATCATGCGTTAAACTCATATGTAATAACTGCCCCATTATTTGGGTCTACTACAGTTAGAATTCCATCTTCAAGACTGCCCAGCCACAAGGCATCATTAGCCCTATAGTGCCAAGTTTTAAAATAAGGCGCGTTGCCGTAAATCGGCTTAACCGCTTCTGCAAACTTACGGTAGCTCAAACCCGTACTTTCAATTACTTCTAATAATGGCTTCATTAATTGCCCTCCAATAATCAAATAGTACTTGCATTTCTCGTGTAAAGCAATACACTATGTGTAAACAATGAAACATTAAGGGACAACAAATGAGCAAATCATTAACACAGAGACAGCTACTATTATCTATAGGTATGAAAGGTAAAGCTTTGCGATGCACTAGATTTAAGAGGGTTAAGAAATGAGTCTGCCTTTAGTTTATTTGGAGGAAACCATCAGGCTCAATAAACTAGAAACTGCTGACCAGCTTATGAATTACCTAAAGGCAAAAGGTATAGCTAAATGTGAGCTGGTTATAAACACGAGGAATAACAAATGCGATACGTTTACCAAAATAGAGAAGATGAGCAAGTCATCGGCGGATTCAAATGTGAAAAAGAACAGGAGCAGGACGGCCTACGCTTAATAGGACATATGTCCGGGGGAAAGTTTTACTCGATTGAGCGAGGACATCGGGTAAGGGCCGTCCAAGATCCTTTTACAAAAGAATGTAGAGATTTATTAAATAAGTGGGGGTGGTCATGAGTGATTACGAAAGAGGTATATGTGATTTCGAAAATAATGAGCCCGTTAAAAACGGTATGCCTGAAGATTATTATGAAGGCTTTGCTTATGCCTATGAACGAGCACAACAAGCAGATGCGAGGACATCATGAAGTTATATGAAATATCAGAAGAGTTTAAAGAGCTTGAGGCGTTAATTGATAGCGGAGAGCTAACAAAAGAGCAGGCGGCTGATACATTAGACGCAATTGAAGTTGAGTTTGAGGAAAAGATTAAAAACTGTTTATTTATACGTCAACAATATCTTGCGGATGCGGCCGCCTATAGTGCGGAGATTGATCGCCTTTCAGCTCTTAAGAGTGACGCTGAATCTAAAGCCGATAATCTGCTTAACTACGTTAAAATCAACATGCTTAAATTAGGAAAAGATAAGATGAAAGCGGGGGTTTTCTGGCTAACTCTAAGAAAGCCTACCAAAAAACTTGGAGGGATTGACGAGTCTATTATTCCTGAAAAATACTTCGACGAAGTTCCAGCTACTAAAAAACTTAATAAAAGACTTTTGCTGTCAGACGCAAAAAAAACTGACATTGAAGGTGTAAATCTTATAGATAGTGAAAGATCGTTAACAGTTAAATAAATCAATATATAAAGGTGAAAAAAATGAGCTTAATAGTCAGTCAATCAAATAGTGATTTTAACTTTGAGAAATGTCCCGAAGGCAATCATATTGCTGTGTGCTTTTCAGTTGTAGACTTGGGGCTTCAAGAGGTTAATTTTCAAGGTGATATTTCCGTAAAAAGAAAGGTGCGCATATCTTGGGAGATTCCGGGGGAGTTAATGAAGGAAGGGGATTTTGCAGGAAAGCCTTTTTCAATATCAAAGAATTATACGTTATCGTTTCACGAGAAGGCGGTTCTATATAAGGATCTCATTTCTTGGCGAGGTCGAGCATTTACGACAGAGGAGCTTTCTGGGTTTGATCTATTCACAATACTTGGTGCCCCGTGCATGCTGAATGTACTGCATCAAACATCAGGTGACGGTCAAAAAGTGTATGCGAACGTCGTTAGTGTTAGTCAGCTTCCAAAAGGAATTGAAAAGCCTATTCCTTTGAATCCTATCAGGAAATTCAGTACTGACTCATATACAGATACTGAATATGAAAACCTGGAGGACTGGCTGAAAGAAAAGATAAATTTACCAAACCCTAGTAGCCAGCAGGCGCCACCTCCGACAGAAGATCCATTTGACGACGACATCCCATTCTGATCGATGCATACCCTGCTGGCTAGCGATAGCAGTGTTATGTGTAGTTATATTAATTAAATATGTGCCGGGGTTTATATGAGAATTGATTGGAGTAAACAGCATTGTGGAGTTCATAGGGCGTCTGGTGATGATCTTTTTTATTACATGCCTGACTTAAAAGATATGGTAATCGAAACTTTTCCTGAGAGGGTCAACGACTTTGTGTGGGATGTAAAAGTACACATGCTAATGCCTGGGCAGTATCCATGTATACCAAATTGGCATTATGACAACGTGCCCAGGGTTAATAATAAGCAAGATTTTGATTTGGTTGACACAAGCAAGCCGATGTATTTGTGGCTTTCAGGGGCACCCTTAACGGAGTTTAGAAAAAATGGAAAAAGCTGGCATATTAAATCTGGCGAGTGGGTTAAATTTAATCAAACAGATGAGCACCGAGGGACTATAAGTAATGATTTTTGTTGGCGCGGGTTTATAAGGGCAACCCATAAAGATGTTTTAGCTCCAAACGAATCCGGCTCTGACTGCCTGAGGCGGCACTCTCAGGTATATTTAGATGCTTCTAATTTTTCATGGTAGGTGATTTGTGACAAACCGTATTATTAATTTTATTTTATTTGTTCTCGGTGTTCCTGTGTTCACTATGGTTGTGTGCTCCTATGCGGTAGCTGAAGGGCCTTTCGCAGGATTAGAGGTAGAAGCATCACACGATAAACACAAATCGATTCTGTGCTACTCAGGAGGCTTTAGTCGTAACTTAACGTATGACACAGAATTTAATCTTGGTTATCAGTCTGGTGATTTTTATGCGTTAGTTTTCTATTCAAAGTCTGAGTGTTTTTCCAATGGTAAAAAGAGGGACGATGATAGAGCTAAACATGTGAGATCTAGAATTGAAGAGATGGGTGTACGAGTAGGTGTGAGGTTTGATTTATTCTAATGAGAGACAGAGTAACGAAAGAGAATTGGTATAAGTATGAGCGTGAGATATTAAGGCGTCGTGGTAGTAAGGAATCTTATTTAACGATAGCTAAGGCGCTCAATGTGGGTGAGAATTTTGTAAGAGTGATATGCAGGGGGAATGGTCTTGTTTGACGGTATAGCGTATTTCTTTACGGGAATGTTATTGATTTGGTTTATTGAATGTATGTGGCAATTGGGTAAAACGATATATGCAGCGAAGAGCAACAAAAAATACTAGAGGGCCTAACGCAGATGAAAAACGATACGTTACATGGATTAAAGAAGAGAAGCTTACATGTGATGCGTGTGGCCGATATGGGCCGCTCATTGGGCACCACTGTGAAGGCGCTACTTTTAAGCATAACAAGGTACTTATTGGGCATTGGTTTATTATTGGTCTATGTCAGTCTTGTGATGATATTGTCACCCGCGGTTCTCGTCGTGCTTTTCGTCAGATTTTTGGCCCACAAGCTAGAATCTGTTTACAAGCACTTCATGAGTATATGAACCATAAAGGCAAAGTAGTTCCTTTAGAAGTATTGGATTCAATAAGAGACTGGGATAAATGATAGGCATAAAAATAAAACCTGTAAGTGTTAATGAGGTTTGGCAAGGTAAGCGATTTAAAACTAAGAAGTATCAAGAATATGAACAGGAGCTTTTATATCTTTTGCCTAACCTAGAGATACCTAATGCAGATCTGTGCATTAATTTAGAGTGGGGTTTTAGTTCTAAAGCAAGCGATATTGATAACCCTGTTAAGCCGTTTTTGGATGTGCTTCAGAAGAAATATGGCTTTGACGATAAACAGATATATGAGTTAAACATTAAGAAGAAAATATGTAATAAGGGGGCGGAGTACGTCATGTTTAATATAGAGACGTATGTAGTGCAATGAAGATAATAGATCTAAAACTTCCTAGAACTGGAAAGGTTCTACGTAAGACCCCGTTAAATAGTTACTACGTTCAGTGGCATTTTGGCGAGACTGACTTTCTTACTGCGCTACATAGGAAAGAGAAGTTCTATGGACAACCTAGATATAGGGTAGTTAAGTGAATTACACAAATCAACAGAGAAAAGCGCTTCACCTTTGGTGCAGACAATGTGAAAGGGTTTTAAATAAAGCGGGTCTATTTCGTAATGGCGTATTGGATTACCGAAAGCAGTATAAGTGGGGTGAAGGTGATTTTAAGTATTACGTCTACAAGCCGTTCTTAGATTCGTATGCGGGAAAGAAATCCACAGAAGATCAGAGCAGTATTGATCCATCGGATGTGTATCTAGCGCTTTCTGGCCACTTCCAGAGTGAACACGGGGTTCAGCTTCCAGAGTGGCCTTCTATTCGTTAGTCCTATTAACTCCAATCAGAGGAAGGGGAATATTTAAATTTCACACCATCTACCAAATGAATTTTCGTATTTAAGCTTCATGACGTAAGGAACGACCGTGGGAGTAAAGTTAGCAGCAGCCTTTAAAAGGATGGTGCCAGTCCCGCCAGCATTATGCTGAATGGTTGTATTTAGGTTTGTGAAAACTAATTCAATTTCCTGTCCAGGATAAGATGCATTTATGTTTGTAATTGTAGTAGCTCCAGTATGTGCCATTACATGCGCAGAATCGCCAAAAAATGCATCAAATATTGAAGCGCCGGGATTTCCCGCTTCCTCCAAGTAAGACTGCATAGTGGTGGACCCACCATTGATCCAGTTACATTCTGAAACTCTAATGTCTGCGTAGCTAACCTGAGTTCCGCTAGGCTCGATCACTGAAAAATCAGTTGAGTTGCCAACACCGGAATTGTACCAAGGAAATCTAGCCCCAAACACTTTACATATAACTGCGTTATTACTTATAAGCTGTATCTTCGGCTCTGCAGTACTTGTGGTTCCATTTGTTCCATAAGATCCACCCATAACCATTAACTGACCAGACAGTCTAAACCTTATTGCGCGACCATCGGAGTTTAAGTTTTCGCTTGAATAGCGGTTATTCTTTAAAACCACGCTCGAGCTTGTATTATGCTGATCGGTTACAAAAAATCTTACCGAGTTCTCAGAGCTGATATTCTGAATATCGTATCCATTAGAGTTGCCTCCAGTTAGATAATAGTCGGATATTAAATGTCCGCCACACGCCCCACCATCAGCAATAAAAGACGCCGCTTGGCCACTAGTGCTTGATGTGGCATAAACGCCATAAGCGCCAAGAGGTGCAGTTTCGGCTGCATTCAGTCCATTAAAGTTAGGATTTCTAATATAATTG